TTCTCCGCAGAGCACGCTTGAATGGCGCGCGACTCCAGCGCCAACGCCTGTTGAAACTCTGCGCCGCCCAGCTTAAAGCAGGCCATGCTCTGCGCCAAATCGAGCACCGCATCCCAGTTGCTGCGGGATACCTGCACGTAGTCCGCATCCAGCGTCGGCACCGGCGCATTGGCCAGCACGGTCAATCCGATACCGCTCGACGTTGGAGCTGCCAGAAAATCGATGCCACCCAACACGATGCAAGGTCCAAAGCTGGTAGGTGTTGAATCCCATTCCGGCATGTAGCGATCCATCGCTGCAATCGAGGGCATATCGCAGGCAACGTTATTCACTCTCCCCAGCATCGCCCAAGGCGTCTTCAGCAGCAGATTCAACCCATCCTGGTAGCGCCGCAGGCAGTAGGCCGATCGTTCCTGATCTGTGGCTTCGGGCTCTCTTCCCAGCAGATCGGCGATCGCTCCCCACTCCAATGCCCAGGCAAAGTCATTGGGAATGCCCAGCAGCGCCGCCGTGGGAGGGCTGAAGGCCGCGCCCGACTGCAGCACGACTGCTTCATACGTCCCCGGCTGGTTGGGAGGCACATCGACATCCCAAGAAAGCGGCGGCTCGGAGGAAAGGCTGAAGGTCTGCGGCGTTCCGGAGTTTTGTTGATAAAGCGGCGGTTCGTAAAACTCCTGCGCCACCGTGTCGTCGCGATAAAGCGTGTTGGGCGAACCAGTCACAGGGATGTAGCGCACACGTTCCACGTCGATCACCGTATCGGGTAGCGTCGTCCGTCGCGTGTTTGCCATCACTTTGATGTTGGCCAGCAAGTTTTGGTTGCAATTTGAAACTTGCAGCATCTCATCGCGGCGCCGCTGCAATGCCTGAGCAAAATCGCTGATGGTGAATTGTGTCGTCCCCGTCCACGTTCCTCCGGTAGGCGGCTCCAGCAGCATGTATTCCATCATCGTGAACGCGTCATTGCAGGTCAGCGTGCGCACTCGCGGAGAGGTGGTCAAAAGTCCCAGCGAGTTCCACAAAGACGAGGAATTGTAGATAAAGTCATTTTTCCAGGTAAAAGTCAGGACATTGAATTCGCGTAGCGCCTGCTTGATGTACAAGCCATTCTCAGCGTCTGTCCAAAACACGTTTGAGCTATCAGCCAGCCGGGAGGCTAGTTGTTGCCGTGCTGTCACGTAGGTCAGCCAACTGTACGAAGCCATTCATCACCGTTTGCTTGTTGCGATCTTGCTCTTGCCTTTTTTGCCTTTGCCTTTTTTGCTCTTTGCCCTGGGGCCACAGCTTTCAATGTGCGCCGAGGCAATCCGGAGCGCCGCTGCATGATCTGGGGCAACAAAAGTCTTACTGACGTACGAGCTGCCAGGGCCACTGCCTTCACTGCTCGTGTGCACAATGAAGCCGTTCTCCGCGCTATCAATCGACGTTGTCACTCTGCCAGATCCACCGCCCATACTGGGGGATGCTGATTGCGCTTTCTTCTTTGCCATCTCTTACCTCTTCTAGAGAAAAAACAGCAATGGCCCAAAACCATCGCTGGTCTTGAGCCATTGCTTGTTCCCCCCCATGTAGGAGAAGGCATGTTGCTCAGAGATTCTGCACCATTATGTTCGCAATCATCTCTTGCTGACAACCCTTTTTTGATGCCCGCGCTTCTTCGTCTTGCCTTTCTGCGGACCGATTCTGCCTTCCTTACGCAAATAACTCAGCAGGATTGCTTTTGCCTGCTTTTTGTTCCGTACAATCTTGCCGCCTTTGCCAGAGTGCAGCTTGTGCTTGCGGAACAATCCCATGATCTCGCTGGATGGCATGAGTTTCCCCTTTCGCAGAGCCATTGCTGGTTCCCTTAAAGGGGGGCATGCCGCTCGGCATCAGAAATTGTTGTGCGGCTGGCCAGGATTCCCACCTGGCAGGGGGTTATAGGCATCTAAGCCCGCCCCGCGCTGCTCGAAGCACAGCCGCGCAAGCTACTACAGCTTCACCTTATCGAGAATGCCAAGTCCATTCGCGAGGTTATCCCATTGCGCTTTGTATGCGCCCACCTTGCTTTGCAAGAAGTGCGGGTTCTTCAACGGCACCATACCGCGATGCGGATTGGCCTCAGCCAGAGCCTTTACCTTTACCGTTGTCACGCTGGTTTTCACAAACGTAGTCAGAACCGTTTCAATCGCTGAAACCAGCAGATCGATCAGCGCCGAGTAGGAAGACGTGACCGGGATAACCGCCAAAACCGCCTCCAGCGTGTCCAGAGCGCTCACCACAACATCGACGGCAGTGCTGCTATCCCAATTGCTCTCTGTTGCCTTCAGAGAGGTAATGGCATCCACCAAGGTGGTATACCAGCTATCGCTCGAACTCGACAGCGCCAGAATCTTCTCGGCTGACTCAAGAACGGCGTTCAAGTACGACTTCAAAGTCGACAAGTCGCAACCTTCCACAGCAAGCAGCGAGGGAGACGCAAGCACCGCCACGCCGCCGATTCCCGAAGACATCAAGAATTTTCTGCGATTCATGTTTCTCCTTTATCCCAAAACCGGCCCAAACATCGCCAATGAAACAATCAGGCTATCGTTCGGGGTAAACGCGTTGATGGTTGTTCCCAGCTTCCCAATCAAGTGCCCCGCTTCCAAGGTCGCGGCCCACAGTTCGCTGCATATCCAGGAAGAGCCCTTGTGCCAATCCCTATTCAGCAAAATTCCTGCGATGTTGGTCAGGTCATATGGTTTCCCAACCTGCCAAGAAAGGAAGTCCATCGCGCTGGTGTACTGCTCATCCGTGCATTGGGCTTGGAAACGATAATCCACAGCGCATTTTTCAAGTGGACGGATCGCCACTCCGCCATCCAGATGCGCACCGATGGTTTGTGTTCCATCCGGCAGAATGAATTCGACATGGCTTACTTGTCCACGGGAGATAAATCGGATGCAGTCAGAAACCACATCGTCCGCCGTCACAAGTCGCCATTGAAGAATTTTGCTCATTCCCCTCACTCGCCGACTACGAGTTGATGTGCAAGCTGTTTGCGCCATCCACAGGAACGACTGCTTCTGGTTGTCCTTTGCGATACCAGGCGTAAAGCGCAATTGCCGCAACAACAACTTTTTCTGCCCATCCAGGCAACGCGTGGTAGAGTTCAACAACCAAAGCGTGGAATGGCGGGACAAAGTAAAATCCGCTGGTCAAAAAGGCAATGGCGACAACCACGCTGTGCGTCGTAATGTTGTAGGAAGCTAACCAGTTTTTGATGCTGCTCATAAGTCCCTCCAAAGCACTTTCTTTGACTTCGAACGGCAGTACGGGCACGGAAATGTTCCAGCAATTGTGCTGATCTTGCCTCTGCCCCCGCAGTGCGGGCAACCGAAAATCAGAATGCGTAATTTATTCCACCAAGCCATTGCGCTCTCACCTTCACGTTGCTCGAATCCATGTTGACGGCTTCTGTTTCAGCGGTCAACGCTAAAATCACTTCGAATTTTTGTTAGTTTCCTTGCTTGAATTTTTGTCAGTTGAAGAGTCTTTTTGCGGATTTTTTTGCGCATCCGCAACCAGCAAAGATAGAACTCTCGCTTGAGAGTTTTGCTCAAGAGCTGCCCGGGGATGATCGCGGTAATAGTCCTCGACCACGACCTTGGCAGCGGGAACAACAACTCCAAGAGCCCAGATAGCAGTAGCCAAAAAAGCAGTCCACACAATGCCCAAAACCCAAGAAGCACCGTACATAAAACTGATCTTGCGATTAATGCTTATCTGAAATCGCAGAAGGCTATTTACGCCTTTTTCGACGACGACTAAACGGTCATTGTGATTGGTAAGTTCTCTTGCCATTTCTTCGTTTGTCATTGCCGCCTCCCGCTAGTAGGTTTCAAAAACTCCGTTGTCTTGCGATGCATAGGTCGGGGTCCCGACTGAATAAACCGCTACGGCGTTACCCGTGTTCAAAGTTACATACAGACGATCGTTTGTGGGATAGTAGACTGCAAGGAATGGCTCACCGGCTCTCGACGTGGAGGACAGCACTGTATTCCTTAGTCCGTCAACAGTCGAGATCGTGAGCGCTGCTCCGTTTGCAGTATAAATAAGATTTGATTGGCCATTGATCGCGCTTCCTATATTTCGCGGATTACCACTGGTTGCGACTGATATAGCTGTGACTATTGAATTCGTAAGCGTGTTGATGACAATCAAATATCCTGCCAAAGTGGCAGAGACATACAGCCTGTCTGTCGTCGAGTTGAAAGACAACCCCTCTAAGTACGCATACGTTGTCGTTATCGTGGTCGACACGGCATTTGTAGAAGCATCAATTACATCCACATGTGAAGCGCTGCTTGAGGCTTGAGATACATAAACCACCCCAAGGCTTTCGTTAAATAAGACCTCATAAGGGTCAGCGAAAGTTGAAATCGTGGCAGAAAGGGTGTTTGTTGAAGTGTTGATTACACTTACCGATGACGAGCCATAATTTGCGACAAAAAGCTTTGCATCGCTCGCATCAAATGCCAAGCCAACAGGGTTAGTCCCTACCGTCACCGTTGTGGTGATAATGTTGGTGGCACCATCCACCACGGACACCTTCGCACCAGTGTAGTTGGTGACATATAAGATGTTTGCGCTGGTATCTATAACGATGGAGCGCGGCCCGGAAAATCCGGTGATCGTCGCGGTCACAGCGTCAGTCGATATGTCTATCACCGAGACGGTAGTTCCTCCCTCGTTGGCAACATACATAAGCCCAGTCGTCGGATTGATCGCAATGCCCTGCGGGTCTGATCCGACAGCGATGGTCGTTATCAGTGTCAATGCAGCTTCCGAGCGGGATGCCAGCATCAAAGCGAGAATCATAAGCGCGAAGATTTTCTTCATAATTCTCCTAGTTGTGCGTCCCGTAAATGGAAACTGCGACGTTGCCAAACGTAGTGTCTGCCGTGGCCGGCGCGACGATGTACAGCCCATTGCTTGCCACGCCAGAGAGAGTAATCGCGGACGAGCATGTGAATGTCCCCACCGTGCCGCTCGCCGCGAACACGATAGTCCCTACCACACTGCAAGATGAGAATCCAGAAGTGCATTGCGTGATCGACAAGGTTGTTGAAGCCGTTGCCGCCGTTGCTGCCACGGCACGACTATTCGTGCAGCCAGATGGAATGGTGATGATCTGATCTGCGGATGGCAGGAAATAGCCAAACACTTGTCCGTCCGCCAACGGTGCCCCGTTGTAACCCAAATGGATCACATCACGCGCCGATGTCGCAACCGCACATGAGCTTCCAGTGTTGGTGATGTTGCCGCTGGCATCAATCTGGAGGCAATAGTCACCGCTGGTTGCCGCTGCGCCCGTATCCACCAATGAGGTTGCCGTGGCTGCACCAATGTTCGGCGTGACCAATGTCGGGCTGGTTGCTCGCACAATCGCTCCAGTGCCTGTTGGCGTTGTGGCCCACACTGCCGTGAGTGTTCCTGTCGTCGTAACAGGCGAATTGCTCACCGTAAAGTCACTTGGGAGGCTCAATCCAACACTGGACACTGTCCCCGTTCCGCCAGAGCCTCCCGAGTCACCCAAGTCGCCGCTGCTCGTCCATGTCACAAGATGGCCCGAGGTCCCTTTTACCGAGGCGGTTGCAAGCAAATCTCCCGTGCCCGTTCCATTGATGCCGAACGCCAGTGTTCCGCTCGTAGTGATCGGGCTTCCAGAAATTGTCATCTGTGCCGGCACCGTAACTGCCACGCTGGTCACAGTTCCCGATTGGCAAGCCAAAGAAGCGCTAACCAGCACGCCACCAGTGGTAGCTTGCACGCAATTGCCTGCCGTCAGGCTTCCCAACGCAATCGTATAGCTGCTACCAACAATTACGTCCCCATTGAATGTCTGTGCTCCCGTCCAACTTTGCGCTACATCCAGGTAAGCTACATCGGTTGGCAGATCACTAGAACCGATTGCCTCAAACGCAGGAGTCGCAGTAGCCGATGTATTGTTGCCGAAGAAGGTATGCGCTGCCGCGGTGGACAGAGTAAAGGTCAAGGCTGGAGTGGTTGTTGGGTTCGTGACGGTAGTCGTGAAAAGTGGTGACAGGTTACCCGCACTAAAGGTTGATACCGTTCCACCAGCTTCCGTACCGCAGTTCTGTCCGTTGCTCAAAACGTTGCCCGAAGAATCTGCATACAAGCATCCGGTCAAGCCCGTTAGCTGTGCGCTTGGAAGAACAACTGTGTGAGAACTGACTCCCGTTCCCGTGTCTGCAAAAGAGAACACAAGATTGTTTGCCGGCGTTGTTCCGGTTCCAATCGTGGTCGCGATTGTCCACTTGGGCGTTTGTACTGCGCTGCTCGCGTCATAGTAGCTTGAGTTAAAATTCAAGTTGTTGCTGGCATAGTTATTGCTGGAAGTCGCCGTATTCAGAGCCGATAGGGTGGCTGTGCTGTCAAAGTTGGTGGTGTTCATGGTGGCTGTGCCGCCAACATTCAACGCACCATTCAGAATGGTTGTTCCTTCAACCGTCAGACTGTTATTGAGGTGAGTCGTCCCGCCAGTAACGTAGAATTCCTGGCCGCTTGGAATCGTTAACTCAAGGACATTGACCAACACACTGTTCTCGGTAATCTGAGTGCCTGTGAATGTTCCATCGAGCGTTGGAACGGAGGAATAGATTTTGAGGCTATTCTGAAAGTCCGTCACGCCTTGGAAGGTGTTTGTCCCCGTAAAGGTCTGGCTAGACAGCAAGAATGCAGCGCTATCCGTCGAGCAGTAGGCATTCCCGGCTGCAGTAATGCCGTAGGACACATGGTTCAGACTGCAATCTGTCGGTGTCGTCGCCAACGCAGTTGCCGTCGCGGCGTTGCCAGATGTGCTGGCCGTAAGCGTGGTCGGCAGATCGGCGTTTACAATTGCGCGAAAAGTGGGTATTGCCGCTGATCCACTGGCCGGCCCAGCAAATACAGTGTTCGCCGTCTCTGTGGCCAAAGTAATCGCAAATGTCCCAGTCGTTGTGATGGGACTGCCCGTGACAGATAAAATGGACGGCACAGTCAACGCCACCGATGTGACAGAACCTCCCGTGCAGGTCTGGTAGCTCGTCCCCGTGCCCGTGGAAATCAGGCACTGGCCACTCGTGCCATAGCTTCCGCTGATTTCAAATCCAGTGGTAGCGTTGAAGACCGGGGCCGTCTGGGTGCCGGTGAAGGTGTTGGCCGTAGCCAGCCCTGCCGCGCCCAAGTTGGTCAAAGCAACCGCAGCAGTTGTGGCGCCTGTTCCGCCGTTGGCAATCGCGACCGTGCCCGTAAGTGTCCCCGCCGAACCGGTAGTGTTACTCGTGATATTTGCAGGGATGTCTGCGGCCACAAGTGCGCGGAAAGTAGGCGTGCCGGCACTGCCAGACCCTGGCCCTGCAAACACGGTGTTGATTGCCTCTGAGGCCAGGGTCATCGTCAGGGTGCCCGAGGACGTAACCGGGCTATTGGTCACCGTGAAGATGCTCGGAGCCGACAAGCCAACGCTCGTCACCGATCCCGCCGCCACACAAACTGCATCGCCATACGCGTCAATGCCTGTGGCATATTCTCCGCTGCACAGCGTTGGAGCAGTGCTAAACAGCGGGGATGGCATATCTGTCGCTGTCAAGACGCGGAAGGTGGGTACAGCAGCCGAACCCGATACTGGGCCGGCAAAAAACGTTTTGGCGGTTTCAGTGTTCAGCGTCAGGGCCAAAGTCCCAGATCCTGTAACTGGACTATCCGACACGGTGAAGATGTCGGGTGCCGACAGACCCACACTTGTCACCACACCAGACGAAATGCAGACAGCATTGCCGCTCGAATCAATGCCAATGGAGAATTGGTCTACGCACTGTGTCGGAGTGGTTTTGAACACCACAGAGGGCATGTCCGCGGTCGTTAAATCTCGGAAGATGTCGGTGTAGCAAGTCCCAGTAGTGCAGGTGTAAGACTCCGAGGTCAGGAAGGCGTGGGTATCTGTGGTCGTAGGCAGATCGGCCAAAACCAAGTCCCGATACTCCGCAGCGTAGCAGGTGTCGACTCCACCCGTACCGCAAGAGTATGAGCGGGAGGTCAGGAAGGCGTTCAGATCCGAGGATGTGGGCAGATCAAGAAGCACCATATCGCGGAAGGTCGGAGCCACCGCCGTTGTTCCCGAGGCAGGGCCTGCGTAGATCACGTTGGGATTTTCCACATCCGCCGAAATGGTAATCACGCCCGAACTTGTGATCGGCGTATTCGATACGCTAAATCCCGTAGGAACCTCAATGCCGACACTGGTTACCGTGCCATTTTCTCCGCACCCTGCCCCTGTGGAGTTGATGGTTCCAGAAGTATCTGTGTACAAGCAGCCAGCATCGGTAGATCCCAGTGCAACAATCGAGAGCGAGTTCGACAATTGCAGTGTCTTGGCGGTCATGTCTCCCGTTGCATCCAACGTGGCAGACGACGCGCTCAGAATCATGCCACTGGGCGACACAGAATAGTACGGCATCGCATGTACTGTGCCCGCATCAACCTGACCCGTAATCGACACAGGGCTGATGCAGCTCAAGGTATTCACGTCGTTGAGCGTGAAGCTGGTTATAAGCTCCCCTGTTGGGCAGGTGAATGCGGACGCGGGCAACCTGGCAGCGGCCAGCGTTCCGCTTGTAATGTTGCTGGCATTCGTCGTATCCGTCGTTGCCGAGGTTGCAAGCCCAGTTACCTGCGAGGCTGTGATAGTCCCCGTGAAAATCCCAGAAAAGATAGAGCTGGAAGTTGCTGCAATGAGGTTTCCGTCGCTATCCCAGGCTACAACGACATTTGTGCCCACCGTTCCTGACACGGTGGCCAATTCGGCAGTTGAGCCAGAATAGCTGAACGGAAAATCGGACGTGGTAAGACGGCGGAAAGTAGGAATCCCTGACGTCCCGTCTGGAGAGGCAAACACAAGGTTTTCTGATTCACTCGCTAATGTGACCGCGAACGTGCCCGCCGTTGTGATTGGCGAACCGGAAACAGAGAAAATGCTCGGCATCGTCAAGCCAACAAAGGTCACACCGCCGCTTCCGCTTCCCGTTCCGCAAGGTGACCCGGTCGACGTGAAGTTCCCATCCACGTCGGTTCCAACGCACTCGTTGGCGACAGCGCCGGGAAAAGTAGTGGCTATGCCAGCAGAACTCGGATAAGTGCTGAGCAGCGTCACAGGAGACGGATAGGTGTTTGGAGAAACGCCTCCGCTTAACACAATATCGTATGCTTGGGAGGACAAAGCATAGAGCAACCAGGACGCATCTTCATTTGCCGTAAACGGGTTTGTGAGTGGCGTACTGGAAGAATCCGAGTAAATTGTCGCCAGCGTGGTCGTCCCGGTAAGGTACACCGTTACCGTGCAGTAAGGAATCAGACCTTGCTGATAGTTTGAAGAAAGCAAACCCGACACTGTAGCTTGAGACGCGCCAAGGTCGCAATATCCCGAGATGGGATCAACAGCACCCATTGCGACAGCCGGCGAGATCAATAACAATGCAAGGATAAACTTCTTCACGTTCTGCTCTCCTAGTTATGATGAAGATGGCACCACACGGTAGGCGTCACTGTTGCCGATGTTGCATTGTATCGGTCTACATTTTCAGCGTAGTCAAAGCCTGTTGTCCTCACTGTGTTGACGCCTGTTGAACTTCCCCAGCCTTCGGTCGTGTAGGTCGTGCACCCAATGTAGTAATCTGTGTCAGCCTGTGTAGCAACAACCGGTGAAACCCCACTGAATAGTTGCGTTCCTTGGCAATCAACGCTATTTCCCCCCACGGTCAAGGTGCATCCAGTGAAGCTGAAGTAGTAGTCGGTTCCCCCCGGGTTTACGCACCCAGAATTAGTAACGGTGCCGGCTGTCGTTGTGCAAAGAGGGTTGGTAGAAGGACCGATAGCCGACAAAATCAACGTGCCAGACAGCGTAGTCGCACCGCTAACCGCCAAGCTGGTCAGAGTGCCTAAACTGGTCAACGAAGAATTCACCACGGAGGAATTTAGCGTCGTGCCGCTCAATGTGCCTGCCGGCGCAATCACTGCATCGGTGCTTATCGCAGTAATCAGTCCTTTGCCATTCACGGTAATCGATGGAATTGCAGTCGAGGAACCAAAGGTACCAACGTCTGTGTTTACCGTCGCCAAAGTCAACACCAAGCTACCTGCGGAATTGGTTACATCGCCCGTATGCGCAGGTTCTGCGGCAGCGGGTAATATCGAGGACAAACTCAAAACCCCATCCGTGTCATAAAGAAAACCGGTTACGGCAGTCAAGGTAGGCAAGGTAATGTTTTCCAGCGCAACAACTGTGGTTGCGCTTTGGGTCCCGATCACATCTCCGCTTAATACTCCAGAAAATCCTGGGCCTGCCAAATACACATCCGTAATTGTTACCGGCGAAGGATAGACATAAGGCAAGATTCCGCCGCTCATGGAAATGTCATATCCCATATTGTCCGCAGCATAAAACAGCCAAGAAGCATCGGTATTGGCCGTAAATGGGTTGGACAATACAGTATCGCTGGAATCCGCATAGAGCGTTGCCAACGCCGGTGTCATCGTCGCGGAAACCGATGCTGTCCCCGAGCAAGTCGCTGTCCCGCTAGAAAGCGTTGCAGTTGTCGGCGCCGTGGAATAGTCGCCACCTGAAGAAATGGTGATCGCCGCCCCGCTTCCAATCGTGTTTGTGCCCGTCAGCGTAACCGTACCGACAGCGTCTGTCGTGCCCGTCAAGAATGTAACCGTGCAAGTTTGCCCTGTGGTTCCAGTTGCTGTGCCGCCGCTTGTGTAGGAAGAGTTTTTGACGGAGTAGACGGAATCGATATACACAGTCACCGTGCAGCTCGGCACCAGGCCTTGGAAACTATTGGAAGAATTCAAGCCAGAAGTCAGCGCCTTGGTTGCGCCAAGGTCACAGTAGCCGTTCAGCGCTGTTGTCTGCGCGAATAGCGAAGTCGTGAAAAGAAAAATCGCGAATATTGTCTTTTTCATGATTCCTTAATAAACTCTGCGCGCTGTGAGACTTCCGTACGCCGATACCGTACCCGCCGTGAACGTTGCCTCGGCAACCAAATAAACCATCGTTGTAGACGTGATATTGATGACCTTGCGCGGAATGGTGACCGTGGCATTAAACGTAGTTGTTGCAATCGCTGCTGGCGTTGCAAAAAATGCTTCCGTTCCATCCGTAGGAAGAGTGGCCGTTGTTGTGCTAATTCCACCTTCCCAAGCGGCGGAGATCACAAACGTAGCCGACGTAGCCATGAAGGTGATTTGTCCCGTCACATCCCAATTGCCTACGGTAAGCTCGATTGATGCAACATCGGCTGGTGTCGCCGTAGTCAACGAAATTGCTGAATCAGAAGCGATCGATCCATCAATGGTTTTTGTTTTCACGCTTCCGTAATTTGCAACTTGGGCCAATCCGCTCATGCTTTTACCTCGTTAACAAAACAGTGATGGCTACAGCATTGGTTAACGTAACCACTTGCACACGCACAAACTTTGCCCAGAAAGATGGCAATTCGATCCGGCCGACATAGGAAGAATTCAACCCGTCAGTCAACGTGTTGATGGTGACGTAGTGCGTATCTTCGTCCGTATCCGCAGTTTCAACGTCCACTTCAAACGTTCCTGGATCGGCGCTAAACGCAAATTCCAGCGACATGCCCCACGGATAAAATGCACCGCGTTCCCGACGAAGCTGGTAGGCAATGCTTGCGACTCCAGCCGCTACCGTTTCGTTTTGGAAGAGAAACACTTGGCGATTCTCGTAAAGAAGCTGCGCTCTTGATGTCCCTGCATAACCGGGCATTGTTAATCCCCCCATCCGCCGACATTTAATTGGCCTTCGACGGTGCTGTACGGTTCACCAAATGCCGATGGGAACCGCTGCATTTTGGTGAAGTAAAGATCCACGAGGTTCTTGTCCATCACGCGGATAATTCTCAAGCGATCGCTATATTCAGCGCGCGCAGCCTGCGTGAGGAATTGCCAGTTTGCACCGGCGCCGCGCTCCATCTCGTCGCCCTTTTGCGATTCCTTCCACAGGTAGAGCATCTCGTAGGCGCGCAGCTTCACCAGTTCTTCCGTCAGAGGAAATGGCAACGTGTCGGAGTTCTTGACCAGCGGCGGCCAATTCACTTGGCAACCAAAGGTGTACGGCAACTGCGAAATCGGATGTGGCCACAGTTCATAAAGCATCTGGCCCAATGTCGCCGATCCTGGCCGAGTATCTTGGGCATAAGGAACAACGTAGAGCGGCTCGTCGAAATCGGTTCGCTCCGCGTCTTCGTTGGCCAAATCGATCTGCGTCTTGCTCCACCAGTCCAACTGGTTGTTGTTGGTGGTGTCGCGGACGTTGTACCAGCGTTTAAAGCCAGCCGGTGCTGGATAGTAGGCCTGATAGGCCATGTAGGTGCCGTTGGTTTGCTTAGGTTCCATCCACGGTCGATCAATCGTCAGCACTACCGCAGAAGTATCCGTCGAATCCAACGAGATGATGGAGTAGAGCGAATAGTAAGGAACGCGGATCTGGTACTGCGTGATCAATGGAGGATTGGTGATCGTGGCCAGCCACGCGGCCGAGGCAATCGCGTCACCGGTGATCGTGTTCGTGAAAGGTGTCACCGTAATCGTTCCAGGGCTAAGAAACGTGCGCGTCGGCGCACCCAACAACGACGGCGTCAGCCATCCACCCGTCTGCAACTGGAAACTCCAGACGTTTTCATCCTGAATCGCGGCAAATGATTCATTCAGTTTTGTCTTGACAAGTCCAAGGTTACATCCCGGGATTCCAAGCAACTCCTGGATCATGTTAACGAAGGCCATAATTCACCTCCGTTGACATAGAATAAAAACCAGTTAAAGATAGCTTCCAAGTGGATAGGAGCTTCCGATGAAACGCCACCTGAAAAGAAGCGAAATTATTCAACCGGTTGACGAATCCATTAAGTTGATTCCTTTGACGAAAGGACAAGTTGTCATCGTCGATGCCGTCAACTACGACTGGCTGAATCAATGGAATTGGTGTGCAATGTTTGTTCGTCGAAGGAACTGCTACTACGCCATCCGCAGAGAAGAAAATCGCAATATCTTCATGCACAAGATGATTTTGCAAACTGACAAAGATGTCGATCATCGCGACAGAAACACGCTTAATAATCGCCGGTACAATTTGCGCGAATCGACGCGATCCTGCAACATTGCCAATCGAGCTAAACAATCCAACAACACCAGCGGATACAAGGGTGCATATTACAACAATAAAAGACATTGTTGGTTCTCTTCGATTCAAGTGATGGGCAAGAGTAAATACCTGGGAAGATTTGCAGACAAGGAATCCGCAGCACGTGCGTACGATAAAGCTGCGCGCAAAAATTTCGGCGAATTTGCTTGCTGCAATTTTGCCTAGCATGTTTCACTCCTATTTTCTTGAAGTCCGCTTTGCCGTTCTCTTCGTTCCGCGCTTGGCACGTGTTCTGGCCGGTGCCGCAAAGCTACGAACCGTAATCTCTCTGCGAATGCGGCTTTTGTTGCCACGCGACTTGGAACGTTCCGGGCCATACAAAGCGCCAAAGCCTTTTTCGGCCTTTACGTCCTTTGTCTCTGTGTAAGGCCGCTTGGCACCGGCTTCGGACAGTTGGTGATATGCGCCGCGTTTGAACCGCCGCCTGCCGTGAAGAACCAATTCCGTGCTTTTTGATTCCGCCATTCCCCCTCCTAATCGCCAGACGACAAATCAACATCTCAAAAAGTTCTCTTACCAAAACGCCCCCTGCGAGTCGTCCCCGCAAGAGGCGTTTGGTTTGTCTTCGGGAGAGAAGACCCTGTTAAAACTGTCCGACGAACGCAGAAACCACAAAAGTCTTCGTAGACAAATTCGTGGCGATTGGCGCAGTTGGAGTGGCTGCGGTGTAGTAGAAGCAACTCCATGTCGCGCGCGGTCCAGTGGCATTCGGAAACGCCACCAGAAACGTTGTTCCATCCGTCGATGAGCCTTGCAGAATCGCGTCGATGTAGTAGCTGGGCAGAGCTAGAGTAATCGGATCTCCCACTGTGCTCGACGAAAGCACTGGCCCGACTCCACTGCCAACAAAGATTGCGCGCCGGCCTACAAAATCCGGATAGAGCGGACCGCCGCCACCGCCTTTACCCATTGCTGTGAGAACCATGGTTGCTCCTTGCTGCAATTACTTGATGGCAATGTGCAGGGACGAGCATCGCTGCCCGTCCCCAACCGTAATTAGTCCTGAACCACCGGCACGTACTGCATCTCGATCTTGAACAAGATGCTGTTGGCTGGCGCATCCAAAGCCTGCCCAATGGTGTAGCCAATCGGGCTTCCAGCTGCCGCCCGTGTAACTACGAGTCCGTTATTTGCCGGCGTCGCATCGACCAAAGCAGCAGTGGTTGTAGTTCCTACGCCAGACGTTGCCAGAACTGTCGCTGTGCCAAGTTCCTGAATAAATCCGTAGTTTCCAGGAGTGATTGAATTCAGGAAAACCACTGGACGAACTGGAACAGCCGTACCAGCAGCAACCTGATCCGCACTCGTCACCAGATTCGGCGTGGTACTCAACTGTGCCGCCACCGTTCCAACCGTGCCACCAGTGACAAGCGTGAAAGTCGGCACCGAAACATAGCCGTAGCCGCCCTGCAGCACCGTCACCGAAGTCACCGTCCCAGCAGAGCCGACAACTACCTGAATCAAGGCACCGCTTCCCCCGCCGCTACCCGCCGTGGCTGCGACGTTATAGGTCCCAGCCGTCTGGCCAGAACCTGCGGTGAGAATCACGACCGACTGCACAGTGGTACCAGCGCGCAGATAGCCGACAGTGCCGGTCTTGACGTTGGCCGCAGTTGCGCCCGAGTCAACCTGCACAAAGCGGTAACGACCAGCGAACAGAGTGCCATTGGTCGTATACGATCCCTGGAACGCTTCTTGATTAGTGGCATCGAAGAAGTCGCCAAGATTCAGGCCGCCTGCCGCGAACGGCTGGCCGGTACGGACGTCAGTAAGCGCGGTCGGCGAGGTAAAGTTTCCGTTATTCCACGCTAACCAAGTAGGTACAATTGGCTGAAATGGCATTCCATCCTCCTATGCCGTAAATCCAAACGCGTAATTGGAATGACGCGGCTGCACGTTGTACAGATTGATACCCAACCGCATAAACAAAGCGTCGATGCTCACGTTGTTCGGCATCGGGGCGCGACGAAGGCCAAAGTTCCAGCCCTTTTTGTTGGTCGGCCGAATCTTGAAGCTCTCCGGCTCCAAGAAGTACAAAACTTCCGAAGGCTGAATCGTGGTGAGCGAAGGCAGACCGGAACCAGTCGGCGAGACAGTAACGGCCGCGCCGTTTTTGGTGAACTGCGGAGTCGTAAACGTTACGGTTGTCGTGCTCGATCCAACGCCATCAGCAAGGTTCGTATTGCCAGCCGCACCGTTTGCCGGAGCCAACTCAATGAAGTTCTGAGCCTGCGCCGAAGGAGCCAGCGGGTCAGCGTAAATGTCCACGCCGTTGAAGTTCAAACCATCCCACTTGATGTCGTGGCGAGTGTTCGAAATATCGCGGCGCTGCGCATCGAGCGCAACGGCAATGGCCTTGAATCCGAAAACGTTGGTGATACCCAGCGTCGGATTGCCGCCCGTCACCTTGCACTGCGACCACAACTGCATCAAGGCAGCAAAATCAATCTGCCCCGTGCCACCTGTCGAGGTGCCCAGGTAAAGCGGCGTCGAGTTCAGCGCGGTTCCGATGTTTCCGTTGCGCGCCTGTCCACCGTAGTTCGCGTAGATGTTGCCATACACGGACGGATCGATGCCGTTATTCAGAGCTTCATCCAGACCGTTGATGGTCTTGATGCGATTGTCCTGAATCGTCGCGGCAGAGGCTTGGCCGTGGCGGAACGAATCCATCTCCTGCATGGTGTTCATGGTCATCACCATGGCTTCCATGTAGAGCTGGTACTCGTCGACAATCTTCGACGGACCGGAGTTAATCACACCACCGGTGCCGGAACCGTCATCCATCTCCCAGTCGTCCAGCGGATACCAAGTGGCATACGCCTTCGGCAGGAATTTGATGCCGGTGTTGATCTGCTGGCGAGTCACGGTAACAGTCTGGCCGGGATTCACCGCAGCGCCCTGAGTGCGCCCGTAGAGAATGCCTTCCATCATGCCCGCGCCGCCCAGGAATTCATCCCACACACCGGCTCGGCGGAGCTTCGCCTGGAAAGGAGTGTCCACGAACAAGTTGTTGAATACTACATTCTTGCGGACACTTTCCAAGTTAGATGCGTCAATTTCGTTATACAATGGGTCCGTAGGCATATCTGGTTTCCTTTCAGCGACTTACGCTGCATTCTCCGTTTCGAGAACTTTCGATTGCTCAAACAAAAATGGCCCAAGCCATTTCTGGGCTTGAGCCATTGCTGATTCCCTCGAAAGGGGGGCATGCGTCTCGACTGATCTTCACGTCTTCAAACTGCAAAAATTACGCTGCGGTAGACTCAGAAACTTCCTGCCGAATCGCCTGCGATGTTGCCTGCCGGCGCTGCGATTCATTCAAGTTCAACGGATCAGGACGCTCGTTGGCCTTCACAGCACGTGCCACATCAGCAAAGCGAGAAGGCTGCGCAATCCGCACATCCGGATTCGATCCAATCTTTTCGGCCCACTTGCGATCTGTTTCTTCAATCGCCTTCTGCCGCGCTTCTTCCGCTTCCTTCAGCTTTGCTTCAAAAGGTGCCGAAGCTTCCAGCCGAACCTTTGCGTCGTGCTCTTCCTGCGACTTGCGCTGAATCTCAGCCTGCTTGCCGGCAAAGTCGTACTTCCGTGCCACGTAATCGCGGAACGGCAACCGGGAGTTGCTGGCTTCTTCTGAGAGTTTGTCGAAGGAATCGGGAAGGAACTGTCCACCGCTCAATCGCTGGTATTCCTGCATGGCCCAGCCGACATTGCTAATTCCGGCACCCAGGCGCTGATCGATGGCTTCCATCGTGAACGTTGGGCTACCAGGCGTTCCACCCTGCGCACCGGCCACATAGCGGCCTTGTGCATCGCGCTGCTGGTTTGCTGCCTGTGCTTCCTGCGGCTTGTAATTCGGCGCTTCTGTCGGAACAAATCCGGCGGAGCGTGCGGCTTCATTCTGCGCACGATAGAAAGCGGCTTGCGCTTCCAAATTCGCCTTTTCGGTTCCCCAATTGTTCAATGCCGGCGCAATCTCTTTGTCGTAAAATTCTGCGTTGGAACGCTGAGCAACTTCGGCCGCTTCTTTTGCTTCTGCCGCAGCCTTTCGTTCCTGTTCAGCTTTTTCGATAGCCTGCTGTGCTGCCTGGCGCTCTTGCTCTGCCTTTGCGGCAGATTCTTGGGCCTTGGTGGCAGATTCCTGAGCAGTCTTCCGTTCCTGTTCCGCAGTAGTCAGGACTCCGGTGAATGCAGTAATCGCCTTTGCATCGAGTGCAGCGATCTGCTCGTCGTTCAATCCGGATTGCTTCAAAATTTCGTTTACTGTCGGCATGTCACTTGTTCTCCCGAAGCGTTAGTATTGCGGTTGCTGACCCATCGGTGTTGGCTGTGGCGGACTTACCAAAGCCGTTTGCATCTCTTGAATTCCCTGCGATACCTTTTCCGCACCAGAGGCAAGACGCGGATCGGAGGCAGCCATTTGCTTGGCTGTCTGATACCAACGTGCGAGCAACATCTGCATTGGATTGGCAGGAGCTTGCGAAGGAGCACCTTGCTGCGGGGCATTTTGGTCAGGTGCGCCTTGCGGCTGAGCGCCAGCTCCTTGATCGGGAGGCGGTGTACCTGCACCTTGTCCTTGGTCCTGCGGCATTGGTTGTGCACTTGTAGCCATTACTGGAATCTCCTTGAGCGAGATTCCCCAACGGCAGCATAGCTACCGTTGGGGAAAAGGTAACTACGCCTTGATGGCGCTGCGCTTGCCGCGGCCCTTGCGACCACGACTCTTGCGGCCCTTCTTCAGATGGCTTGCCTTCATTGCACTAGCCTTGCGACGTTTTGCCATGATGTTTTCCTCCTTGGTGTGAAATAGAAATGGCCCAAGGCCATTTCTGGTCTTGAGCCATTGCTGATTCCCCAAGGAGGGGGGGCATGCCGCTCAAAAGATTCTGTTAGAGCTATAAGCCGAATTCTTTTTCGCGTCAAGTGTTATTTTTACAAAATCGTTTCGTCTACATCCAGAATCTTACGAATCTCTTCCGCTTGTGCATCAGAAATCTTAGTGCGCTGTTCGAGATTTACTCCCTGCACAGAACCCTGGTTATACTGAACAACCATCTTTCCGGTTGTTCTTGTAGCTTGGAGTAACTCGTCGGTCTGCTGAATATCGGCAGGTAATTCGACGCTTACTTCGGTCAAATAGTAGTCTTTTTGAACCTTGATTTGGACTGCCATGTCTTCTCCTTAGCTTTCGCTTACTACCGTGCGCGGTTCTCCACCTTGCGCGCCTTTTTGCTTGATCTTGGGCGGCTTTCCTCCGCTCGATGGCCGACCGCCACCAGCGCCCTTGCCACCGCCGCCGCCCTTACCACCGCCCTTACCACCGCCACCTTCTTCTGGTGGCTGAATTCCGAGCTGCTTCATAAACTGCTGTGCCGCAGCAGCCGCAAGAATCTTCAGCTTTTGCGATTCCAGCTCTTCGTTGAACCATTTTTCATGTTCGGTATTTCCCTGCACCTCGCCATAGTTGGGGATATCGAGGTTCTTCATCACCGTCGACCAAGAAATCGGCGCACCACCACGCTTCAGTTGCAGCATCATCAATTGACGTTGCATCTGCGTCACCTTCAACAGCGTGCTCGGCACCGATACCAACCGAATCTGCTTGGCAAACCAACGCGCACGCGTCAGCTGGTTGTAATGCGATGGATCTTCGGGAAAATTACCGCTGATCATCTCGTCGGGCATGTGGCTCGGAACCAGATCGTCTGGATTAAAGTCAAAAACCTCTCGTGCAATGCTGTCTGGTCCCACATACTCCATGATTCGTCCGACGTTGAACCATTGCAGGATCAGGAATTTCATGCGGTAACCAACCGCCTTATTGCCTTTTTCAATGCGTGCGGCAATGCCCTTTGCAATTGGGCCAATGGACTCCAGCATCTTGTCGGCCGTGTCATTGGCAATGTTCATCTTCATGTTCTGAAGATTGCCAAGATCCGTCAGGCCCAACTGCGACTGCTTGCACTCCTTCAAATACTTCAAAAACGTGAAATGCTCCGAGCTAACACGAACTTCTTCAGGAAGAATCGACTGAAGGATGTCTCTCGGCTTGCCGTCTACGCCGTAGCGCACGTCTTGCTCAAAGATGTCAAAATGCTCAATCTTTGCGCCGCCTGTGGCGGTGTGGTCATAACCGATCGGCGGATTCAACGTAATCGTGATTACGTCGTCTATCTTGCGCTCGATCTTGCGCGTCGTTGTTTCAATCGATGCCACATCACCTACTAAAGAACGTCCCAGAGGCTCCCAAGCCCAATCATCCACGGTGTACTGAATCACTGGAATCTTTCCATCCCAGTCAAAGCTTGGTCCGTCGTACATGGGCCGATCGAGTCCAGTGGAAGTAATGATGAGTCGCAGGTTCGGATACACGCGGCAATCTTCTACCGTCGCCGGTCGCATGTACGCCAAGCCGTTGCGCATGCCGCCAAAAATCATTTGGCCAACATAGGGAACTTTGTAGAACCAACTGGTGCCAACATCTCCCATTGGCAATTCATAACCGGTATTGTTGATTCGGAGGTCGCGAATAAACGTGTAGCGAATTTCGCAATAAAGATTGCCAAAACTCCGGTTTGGGCCACCATAGCGGAAGCGCTCGGCGTAATCCATCCGTCGCGCTTGAACCTGCGTTTTGTAACTACGCGGTCCAACTGTCTGCAATTGTCCCTGGAAAAGCGGGAAACGACCGTGAGCTTCTGCGATCGGCATGTAGTCGTAGACCGTGACGGCGTAAGCATCCTGCACGTCGTTGCTTCGAGGAATCTGAACAGGAACTACATCCAGCAGGCCCAACGCATCGAACACCATCTTGCGTTCGCCATAGCCATATTCGTCCGCGCGCACCTTTGGCCACAGATAACCGATACCGGTAACGCTGGCATACTGCAAAACTTTCAAAATCTGGAAAGGAAAATCGGATTCCAGGTAGACGCACTTTGATACCTTGGTCAGCATCTCTGCCATTTGCTTATATGCAGGGATATCCGACCCATATCCGGCAATTTCGCGCACTTCGGAAAGAGTTTCGCAGAACTTGCGGATGTCGTATTTCAGTTCATTGGTGACAAGAATTGACCGCGACTTATCTCTGAAGATGGCATCGAAAATGCGCATATTCGTGCCCAGGTTCTTGTAGCATGTCTGCCCTTCAAGAAACCCTTCACCTTCTTCGATTTGTTCCTCGACCCATCCAGCACGCGAACTCGGCGAGGATTCAAACTTTGGGCATTGCCAGCAGGTAGTTTCTAGCTCCATTGCGGTCAACCCTCGATTTCATTCAGTACGGCAAAATTTCCAAACAATTTCACCGCTGCCAGGTTGTACAACACAGCAGCTTCCTCGGGACTGCTACAGATTCCGAGATGATTGTTCTTCCCGTTGTGCTCAATCTGTGCTGCGAATTTCTTTCCTTTTTTTACTACGCCCCTATATCCCGTACTGCTTTTGTACTTGCGATTAGCTGCGTTTTGACTTGACGTTGCTACGCGCATTTCGGAACAGCGACAATCCAGTCCGTTCCCGTGGATGTGATCAACCTGAACGCCTTTGCTGACCCCCATAATTACGCGGTGCAACGAAACGTGTTTTCCATACTCCTCGCGCAATTCTTCCGTCGAAAGTGCTTCTGCATAAAACTTTTTCTTGCTTGGATGTAAATGCCAAAGAAATTGTGCCGCCAATTCCTTTTTGTCTGCATCGATAAGCGCTTCATGCCCATCGCCAAAAGGAATATGAACGACACCGTCGTCGTCAGTTATCCATGTCGCAGCAAACTCGGCCCGCTTTTTGCGGAAGTATTCTTTGCGTCCGCGAATTGTTTCCGGTTGAATCAAGCCTTCACCTGATAACTTCTATTGCGCATAGTAGGCAAAATTTGCCTACACGTCTACGCTAATTTCACATAGCGTAAGTTATGCGTAACCTATCGTCCTTTCTCATACGCTTCTGCATGCAGATAGCTTTCGCGCCGCATTTTTGTCTTGTCCGGTCGATTGCCATACGATTCCAAATGTTGGCGCAAGAAGTCACGGTTCAGGTTATTCCGTGCGTTTGCCATCTGGTGGCGCATGTAGCTGCGCAAGTTGGCGCGGATGGGTCCTTCAATCATTTCTCGCTGCTCGTCTTCCATCTGGTACTTGTAGGCTTCCCACTTACGCATCCGTTCCGACCACACTTCGGCTTCATGCATGGTGTTGCAGACAATCTTTTCGAAACCCGCTGGTGCCGGGAACTGTTCAGGAAGGCCCATACGGATTTCGCCGCGAGTTCCATCGTGCCAAAACACGATTTTGGTTGCTAACTGTGCGTTCAATCGAGACCTCCCACAGAAACCATGTTCGAAGAACATACGGCTTTGCTCAACGGAGGTGCTTTCTCCGTTGGCAATGCATAGCGCTTTTGCGATCTATCCGCAAGAATGTCGAAATCGTGCGCAGTAAAGAAAGATTGCGCCGCAGCACGCACGCGATCATCATGCTGACCGCTGCGATGCTCCAACTTGGAAACTCTGCCAGCCGCTGCATGCCGCTCCAGCGTTTTCAACTCTTCAATTAACCATCTGGATGTCGGGCGATACCAGCCACCATTCACAGCTTCCGTAAAGCGCGTCATCAGGATTGGCACACTCCATACGTTGGAATACCAGCCCTGTTTTTTGCCAGAATCATCCTTGATCTTTTTGCTGTCGTAGCGACGTGGAACGTGATGCCAATGGAAGCCCATCAGCTTCAACTGGTGCTGGCATGTATCACCTGGTCTTCCGATCTGCTCCACGCAAAACTTCACGCCACGTGGATCTTTTGCATTTTCGCCATACCAGGCGGCAATGCAAGCTGCAAATCCGACAACTTGTGCAGAGTTGATGCGGTTCGATACCAGCTCAGCCACCTGATAGTCATATTCATCGCCAAAACGGTTGCGCGTTACCGATACGCAGGTTCTGTCTTCATCCTCTTTGCCAAGACCATCTGCCGTGTCGATGCCGCAACTGTAGGTGTATCCAGGGTTGGGCTCTTCATATACCAGCAGCTTGTCAAAGGTTTCCAGCTCCACATCTTCGTCAATCGGAAGGAGAGGAACCAAAACCCAGTCATAGCGTTGTCCGCGATCCGATTTCCATGTCACGCGGATATGCGCTTTGTCGTAATCAATCAATGGCTCTGGTGGCTCAAAACCATCGTCGATGGAATCACCAGTAATGGCGTAGGCTTGCACCTGCTTCTTTCTTTCCTTGGTGTCGCCTTGCACTTCATAAATGTTGTCTTCGATCTCCTGAATCGTTTCCACATCGAACACGCTGTCATGCACACCTGTCAGCGCTTCATAGTCGTCAGCCGGCATCTGCGCAAGCCAAATCTTCTGACTGTGATTTTTGCAAGATTTGGCGTAATTGAATTCCCAAAACCACTGCTGCTCCAGCGGCATCCGCCAATCTTTTCCAACAATCCGTGACAAAAACGGCGTATTGCGAATGTAGGACTCGGCACGGATCACATGCTTGCGCGTTGCTTCCATGCGCTTCTTGTAAAAGTCTTCTGGAACCGGGAACTGACGAATCCATGCCTTTTCAGGGTAAAGATCCGTCGCCATTGCCCAAGGAATAAATACAGGGCAAAGATCATGCAATCCTTTGGGGAAGTCTTCTTTCGCAGCGCGCCACGTCTCGGCCAACCAGCCGGTGTTTCCACCACCTGTGCCTTCAAACACCATGAAGAGGTTGGGAGTGGCGTGCGTGGCGCGCAACAGGCCTTCTTCAATCACCTTCTT